AAAACAAACTACTACCGTAGATACTTTCAGTAATATCGCTGTTCGTTGGGTTAAAACCTACTACATAGTTGCCGTTGTTGTACCAATAGTAGTTACCGCGTATCGAGCCCCAACCGCTGTAAGCAGGCATATCAGGGCCATCTGAATCGCCTTTTTCACTGAGAAGAATTGATACACGCCCTGCAGGAAGTGTGCGGCTACCGGGGCCCCAGTCATAGATGTTTTGAGAAACGCTCCACAAACCGGGTAAAACCATGAGCGCTGTCCACGCGCCTCGGTTAGCCGTGCTACGCACAAAGCTGATATAGGCGCTTGTGATGTCTGCAGTAGAAGCATTTACGTACCGCAAAGCTAAGCCTACGGGGTTAGCCGCGTATGTGTAGTGATTTTCGTAAATAGAAGGGCTTGACGTTGTAGCGTTAAACCCGGTAACACCGTGTCCAAAAATCATGAACACAAGCGTCATTGACCCGCTGACAGTCGGCAAACCTGCGTTACTGAAGCCGTAGCTAACGGTAGATGGGTTTGTGTAGCGCTGATACGGGTTATTGATAATTTGAACGTCACCGGGGTAACTACTCTGGGCATAGCAGTTTCTGAATAAAGACCCTCGGTTATTCCAGAAGTTACTCAAGCACTCCTGCCCATCTCCCTCAGCTTTGGCACCCGCGAAGTTTCCCAAAGAAATGGTACCGCTAGTGGGGATGTTAGCCGTTGTCGACGTGTTTCTGACGTAAGTGCCGCCCCGATAGTAGTTACTCAAGACGATTGGGGACGGGCCTCCAAACTCGTTTTGAATACTGGTCAACGATATGTTTGTTGATGGGACGGTCATGCTAGCCCCTTATACCGAAGAGAAGGCGGTCATGTTGCCTTCAGCAAAGGTATTGCCTGACGAGTCAATACGGAACACATTGTTGCTGCCGTATTGGAAATACAGGCTACCACCCGACTCATACACAGTCCAGTTGGTGGTCTTGATTGTGCCACTACCGACGTTCACGTTACCTGTGACGTTACCTGTGACGTTGCCAGTTACAGCGCCAATCAAGTTAGCAGTAATGGTGCCCGCCGTAAAATTGCCAGACGCATTACGCATGACAATCGTATTACCTGTGTTGCTTGCTGTAGCAGTCGTCTCGTCGTTGCCAATCACGGCTACAGTAGAAAACGCACTGGTGCCGTTGGCACGTAGCAAGCCTGTAAACGTGACGTCAGCAATCTTTCCTGTACCGCCGCTGGTAACAGGCAACGCAGAACCAAGCGTCAAGGACTGAAGGTGATTCTGCTGGTAAGCAAAGTCCGTACCATCTGTCCAAAGCAAAACGCTCTTACCTGTGGGGATCGCAATGCCAACTCCAGCTGCGGTCGTGTTACCGATAATCGTGCTGTTGTAGACCGTTACCGTGTGCGCAGAGACGTTGACAACCTGATAAAGCTTTTCACAAGGGGGCGTGTAGACATTAAAGTTAGCGCCGGTAGTGGTGTTCAACACCAAAATTGCAGCACGTGCTTCGTCAGCGACACCGTTATTGGCTGTGAGCGCTTGATCAGTGCTGATCGTCGTGACGTACGAAACGCCCGTGATCGCTTCTTCAATACCAGCGCTCATGTTGGTATTGGTTGTAACGCCCCAAGTACCCGCTTGGGTACCGCTTTCAATCAGCTCGAGGCGTAGGTTTGGTGTATACGAACTCATCTTGTCACCCTCATGTTGGTGGCGGTGGTTGCCAATCTATCACTTGTACCCAGTCAGGGGGAGGTGTGTCATCTTCCACAACTTCCCAGACACCTGAACGTGCCGACAGCTTGACTTGTGCATCCAGCGCGTCAACAACCAACACGTTGTAGATACTGAACGGAGCGTCTGAAGAGTCTTGTGCTGACACGGCTTCTGTTACCCTAACTGTAGCAATAAACACGCCATTTTGCACCTCTGTGGCATTAAGCGTTTCGACAACGTTCATGTCGAACTCTACTTGAGCCGTCAAAATGTCTAGGGCTGTTCCAGCTTCAATCAACGAAACAACGTAGTCTGCTAGTGTAGAAACGGCATCCGTAGCGTTGACACTCTCAGTAATGGGCGCTGTATAAGAACCGCTTGGCTGCTGTGCATCAGTAGCTGTAATGCTCTCTGTCAACGCTGCTGTAGCATCGAGTTGAGTTGTTTCTGTCGCGGCAGCAAGGGCTGTTTCGATCACTGCCACTGGCATGATCAAGAGACCTGTCTGTGTTGTAGTCGCTGCGCCAGCTTCCACAACTGCGGCGATAAACCCGGCAGAAGACGTGTAGGCGTCTGTCGCACTGGCAGTTTCGGTCAGGGCCGAATTCAAGTTGTGGGCGGAGGTCTGCGAGTCTGTTGCCGTAACGAGTTCAGTCAGAGTCGCTACAAAGGACTGGATCGTCGTAGTAGTATCGGTTGCCGATACGGTTTCTGTCACACTAGCTACGGCATCAACTGCGGTAGTGATAGCGTCTTGTGCGGTAAGCGTTTCCGTGACGCTGGCTGCTGCGTCCAAAGTGCGGGTGCTGCTGTCGGTAGCTGTCACGCTCTCAATCACGGCACCAACGGCGGCCAACTGGGAAGACTGGCTGCTATCTACGGTTACGCTTTCGCTCACAGCGTTGACGGACACCATGCCCGAAGTCACGCTGTCTGAGGCGCTGACAGACTCAGAAATCAAACCAACGCGTATTGCTCCAGCCGATTGGGTCTCAGTGGCCGTAACTGACTCAGTAACCGCACCCACCGCGTTAAGCTGCGAGGTCAGGCTAGTCTGAGCATTGAGCGCTTCGGAGAGGGCCCCTACTGCATCAAGCTGCGAAGCCTGTGTATTGGCCGCCGTAACACTTTCAGAAACAGCTCCGTTTGTGGCGTACTGACTGGTCTGTGTAGCCTGTGCATTGACCGTTTCTACAACAGTGTCTGTTACAGAGTACTTTGTTGTGCTGCTATCTGTAGCTGTAACACTTTCGCTCAAAGACGCAATGGCCACCAACTGGCTTGTTACAGGCGCTTGAGCGTTGCCAGCTTCGGTGATGCTGACCACAGCATCCAACTGGGTTGTGATAGCGTCTTGTGCAGTCAGCGTTTCTGTGACCGCAGCTCCTGCGAACTGATCGGCAGCGAAGCTATCGGTTGCCGTCACGCTTTCATTGACGACGCCGTTAACGATGTACTTGGATGTAACGGTGTCAGTGGCTGAGCTACTTTCAACGATCACGCCCAAACGCACCATAGAGGCTGTCTGCGTTGTTTGAGCAGCACCGGCTTCAGTCAAGAACGCTACTGCGTCCAAACGGCTAGAAACAGAATCAGCGCTGGAAACTGTCTCACTCAAAGCCGCAGCCAAGTCCTGCTGGGCTGCAACGGAGTCGCTGGCAGTAACGCTTTCCGACACCGCTCCACCCATTTGGTGGACACTGGTTGAAGAGTCTGTAGCCGTTACGGACTCTGTAAGCGAAGCAACCACTAACTGCGTGAGAGACACGGAGTCTTGCGCAGTAACAGTCTCGTTGACAACACCGGGGATGGTGACCGTCACAGCTTGCGTAGCTTGAGCGTTGGCGCTTTCTGTCAGGCTGGATACTGCATCGAGCTGGGCGCTTTGTGCACCCGTGGCATTAGCGCTTTCTGAAACAGCTACACGCCAATCGACGAGGGCTACAACGGTGTCTACAGGTGTAACGGCTTCAACAATAACGTCCGAAATCCCGTGTACGCTTACCACCTCATCAGAAGCCGACAGGACTTCCTGCACCTGCGCAACAGCGGCCATGCCGCTTGTAACGCTATCCGTGCTGCTCACCGTCTCTGACAGTGCAGCTACAGCGTCCATTGCAACCGTTTGTGTGGCTTGTGCGCTGGCTGTTTCTGTCAAGCTGGCGACAGCGTCTAGGCTTTCAGTCTGAGCGTCTGTGGCAGTAACTGACTCGCTCAAGCTGGCAACTGCCACCAACTGGCTAGTAAGCGTATCCTGCGCCGTCACGCTTTCATTGACCGCGTTTGCAAACGTCTGAGCGGTAGAGACAGCATCTTGAGCCGTGACGGACTCAGTGACAGCGCCTGTGGCCCCTTGCCCGGTTGTGACGGTATCTGCTGCAGACACGCTCTCATTAACTGCCAACACAAAGTCAACAAGTGATGTGACCGAGTCTGTTGAAGTGATGGTTTCAGTCAGGGACGCAACTGCGTCAAGCTGTGTGGTGCTGGCGTCTACAGCAGTAACGGTTTCTGTCAGTGCAGCAGCGGCGTCTAGCTGTGCTGCCTGTGCGTTGGCAGCACTAACACTTTCACTGATACTGTCAACAAACACCTGAGAAGTTGTCACCGAGTCCGCGCTTGTCACGGTTTCAGTCAGGCTGGCTACAGCCACTTGACCTGCGGCGACAGAGTCCTGCGCTGTCACGCTCTCGGCAATCACAGAGATGGCATCAAGCTGCGAAGTAACAGCGTCAGCGCTGGTAACTGTTTCTGTAAGGTCCGCGACAGCTTGTAGCACGCCCACCTGTGTGGCGGTGCTGGTGACGCTTTCTGTCAAGGCAGCAGTTACTGCTTGCTCGGTTGTGACTGAGTCTTGTGCGGTGACGGTTTCTGTCACGTCTGCAATGAACGCAGCCTGCGCACTGACCGCGTCTTGTGCGGTCACACTTTCAGAAATAACAGCTGCAAGTGTCGGGGTGGCGCTCACGCTGTCTGCAGCAGTAACCGTTTCAGTAACGGCACCCACCGCGTCAAGTTGAGAGGCTACAGCGTCTGTGCTGGTGACGCTTTCTGTCAGAGCAGCCGTTACTGCTTGTTCGGTTGTGACTGAGTCTTGTGCGGTGACAGACTCCGCTACGCTTGAGTTAAGCGCTGCAGTGGCCGTTTGTGTGTCTGTGGCTGTAACGCTTTCTGCAACCGCAGCAGCAAGAATAAGTCCTGCAACCTGAGTTTCTTGGGCGGTAGCTGTCTCAGTGACAGCACTTGAGGCTATCAGTAAGGCAGTCTGCGCATCGAGCGCCGTGAGGCTCTCGAGCACATATTCATCGTAAGTTTGGCCCCCCGCAAACGGCAGCGCGGAAAATGGGGTTTGCGCAAGCGCGGAAAAGCCAAGCATGAATCACCCGCCCAAGGTCAGGGCTTAACCGTTGAGAGCGGTCAAGCGATTCCAAACAGACTGTGCAGCAGCAACAGGATCAAAAGGAACAGGAGGGTCTTCGGGGTTTTGACTGAATTGGACCCACTCACGGCCCACTTCGGTCAAGTACGCTTGCAAATCGGCTTGACTTGCAACCACTTCAAAATCCCCAGTAGCGCCATCCTTGGCAATGCCAATCATGACCACATCACGGGGAGGCGGTTCATCTTTCACACCGACGCCATACACGCCACCGACTCCGTCTTCACCTAGATAAAGATACTCAGGAATCTCGCCGCGTTGCGTCAAGCGGTATTTGATGCACTGATACGCCATGTTTATGCTCCTTGGGCGTACTGCCCACTAAACAGGTATGAACCAAAGTGTCCTACTTCGCACCATGGCGCTGCCCATACAGTCCCGCCGTGCTGCCTGTAATTGTGGCAGAAAAAGAAGTCTTCGGATAGCAGTAGATCATCTTTGACCCCAACATCGAAGAAATTCCCTACCTTGGCATCAGACGGGATGGACGCACCACCGTTTGAGTAGTATTGAACGTGAGGCGCGAGTGTGTCAAAGACATCTCTACGAATAAGCATCATCCCGGTTCCGGCGTGTTTGACTTGAAATGGCTCGGTTGGAGACTTCATCTCATGACCTTCAAGCGGGGTGATGTTGAATATACCCGTTAAGGATGCCAGATTTGGGTGCCCAAGTAAAGCCCCCTGACGCACACGGTTCCAGTTTATGCCTTTCATGGGTACACAACCCGCCATCAAAGCTTTGTCAGCCTTGAGCATACGGGCTACATCTTCGGGACGAAACTTCTGATCTGCGTCCATGAACAGGAGGTGGGAGGCATCTGTTTGCAGAAAGTGCCAAGCGATCGTGTTACGAGCGCGTTGAATGAGCGACTCGTTACCCAAGAAAATACAGGTGAGCTTGTGCCCACCTGCCATCATCGCTTCTTTGAGCGCCAGTATAGACTGGACATACTCACTGCAACACATGCCGCCGTACATAGGAGTGCCGACGACGAGGTGCATGACTTACTCCTGAGTGTCTTGAGCTTGGCCAGTTGTGGGGGCGTGCTCAATCAGGTTAGTCAAAGACGACAGATCCAGAATCTGGAAGCCGCGACGCTCAGCAAAATCCCGGGGGCAGTCAAGCCACTTGTCTGCACAAGCCTCAAGCCAAGCCATTGTCATCTCATGCGTGGGTGCTTTGCCTTCGGAGACCAGTTGGTTTTCCAAGTTCAGATAGGCAAACATTTCCGCTTGCGCCTGCGCAGCGTTGATACCCAGCTCAAACAAATAAATGAGGTTGCCTTCGTCGATCATGCCATTGCGGCTACGGGCAGCGTTGAGCGCTTGCTTCATACAGGTCATGATGTGGTAGCGAGATTCTTCGCGCTCAAAGTCTTCTTCTGTGAGCATCTCTTTACCGATTTTCTTCATCAAAGCGTCGTGCTGGTTGACAAAGAAGTTCATCTTACGCACTGCACCTTCCATGTGGTCTTGGGTGCTTTTGAGCTGTGAGCGAAGTTCCAGAATCTCCACCTCCAGCAGTTCGCGGTCAAAGCGGTCGATCTCGGTGTCGTTCTCCAGCTTGTGCTCCTTGCGGCGCAGTTCAATCTGTTTCTTCTGCACGTTGATGTAAGCTTCTTGTAAGGCAGCACGGGTGCGGTCGATTTCAGCCAAGGTGTGCTTGACAGAACGGATGGGGGTAAGCGCAGTGACGTCAATGGTGACGCCCATGAACTGGGAGTGTGACTTGTAGAAATTGGAGGAGTCCCGCACGACTGCGGGGAGCTTGGCGTCGATGTTTTGCAACATGACGTTGTACTCTGGCTTGGAAGTGACCAAGCCTGTTTGGATGTTACGAATGATGATGTCGCCCATTGTGCTTCTCCTGTTTGGTTATATGGGAAGTACAAGTGTACATCATCATTCGCGCGTTTTACAAACCCCCGTGACAGTTGGATGTGCCGGCTAATTGCTTGCGTGCAACTGTAAGGTCACCAAAGTCTGTGGCGTTGCCAGTAGAGGCAATAGTCACGTAGTCGATGACGTTGGAGAAACCGCCTGGATTCCCACCCCCAAACAGTCCACGGGTGCTTGAGGAACAGGCGGCTGGATCGCTGCGTGCAACTGTGAGGTCACCAAAATCTGTGGCGTTGCCTGTAGAGGCAATAGTGACGTAGTCGATGATGTTAAGCACACCAGCTGAATATGCGCCGCCAAACAACCCACGGGTGCTTGAGGAACAGCCGGCTGATTGAGTGTATGTACCTGTGAGGTCACCAAAGTCTGTGGCGTTGCCTGCAGAGGCAATAGTAACGTAGTCGATGACATTAACGTAGCCTGTTGACGCGGATCCACCACCAAACAGCCCCCGGGTGCTTGAGGAGCAGCTGGCAAGCCAATAGCGTGCAACAGTTAGGTCACCAAAGTCTGTGGCGTTGCCAGCAGAGGCAATCGTGACGTAGTCAATGACGTTGGAGAAAGCTCCTGCGTAGCCACCCCCAAACAGCCCACGGGTGCTTGAGGAACAGCCGGAAATAGCTTCGCTTGCAACTGTGAGGTCACCAAAGTCTGTGGCTAGCTGTTGTGTGGCATAAGTGACGTAGTCGATGACGTTTGTTGTTGGGCTACCACCACCGAATAGTCCACGGGTGCTTGAGGAACAGGCGGCTAAACCGGAGCGTGCAACTGTGAGGTCACCAAAATACGCCGCGTTGCTTGTAGTGGCAATATCAACGTACTCGATAAGGGTTGAGTTACTACCTGTAGAACCGCCACCAAACAGCCCGATGTTGCTACTGGAGACGTCGACAGAGGCTTGAACAGCAGGAGCGCTTGAGGAGCAGGCAGCAATACCTTCGCGTGCAATTGTTAAGTCGCCAAAGTCTGTGGCGTTGCCTGCAGAGGCAATAGTGACGTAGTCGATGACGTTAGACGCACTACCTGTAGTTCCCCCGCCAAACAGTCCACGGGTGCTTGAGGAACAGGCAGCCAAGTTCCAACGTGCAACTGTGAGATCACCAAAATCAGTGGCGTTGCCAATAGAGGAAATAGTGACGTAGTCGATGACGTTGGTGACTGTAAAGCCGCCACCAAACAGTCCACGGGTGCTTGAGGAACAGCCGGCTACGGCACTGCGTGCAACTGTGAGGTCACCAAAATCTGTGGCATTACCAGCAGAGGCAATAGTGACGTAGTCGATGACGTTGGAGCGAGCTGCTTCGAAACCACCACCAAACAACCCACGGGTACTTGAGGAGCAGCCGGCTAAACCGGAGCGTGCAGCTGTGAGGTTGCCAAAGTTTGTAGCATTGCCTGTAGTGGCAATCGTGACGTAGTCAATACGGCTTGAGACACTGCCTGTAGTTCCACCACCAAACAGTCCACGGGTGCTTGAGGAACAGCCGGCTACGGCACTGCGTGCAACTGTGAGGTCACCAAAATCTGTGGCGTTGCCAGCAGAGGCAATAGTGACGTAGTCGATGACGTTTGTTGTTGAGCTACCACCACCAAACAGTCCACGGGTGCTTGAGGAACAGGCAGCCAAGTTCCAACGTGCAACTGTGAGGTCACCAAAATCAGTGGCGTTGCCGGCAGTGGCAATAGTGACGTAGTCGATAACGTTAGACGCACTGCCTGTATCCCCACCGCCAAACAGTCCACGGTCGGGGTTTGATGGCGGGACGTATGGTGCTGGCCACAGACCCAGTTTGATATACAACGACGCTTGTTCAAGCGTCCACACTCCGGGGGCAGCTGTTGTGGAGGGCTGTGTAGGAGTCGGCGTGATGAACCCGCCCAGATAGCGTTTACTCATTATGCGAGTCCTCCGTGACAGTTGGATGTGCCTGCTGGATATTGACGTACAACTGTGAGGTCACCAAAGTCTGTGGCGTTGCCTGCAGAGGCAATAGTCACGTAGTCGATGACGTTAGAGTTACTGCCTGTAATTCCCCCACCAAACAGTCCACGGGTGCTTGAGGAACAGCTGGCTAAGGCTTGGCGTGCAACTGTGAGGTCGCCAAAGTCTGTGGCGTTGCCAGTAGAGGCAATAGTGACGTAGTCGATAACGTTGGAGTTACTGCCTGTAGTTCCCCCGCCAAACAGTCCACGGGTGCTTGAACTACAGCCGGCTAAGGCGTAGCGTGCAACTGTGAGGTCACCAAAGTCTGTAGCGTTGCCTGTAGAGGCAATAGTGACGTAGTCGATGACGTTTGTTAGTGGGGTTTCACCACCACCAAACAGTCCACGAGTGCTGTTTGAGCAGGCGGCTATTTGGCCGCGTGCAAGTGTGAGGTTGCCAAAGTTTGTGGCGTTACCTGTAGAGGCAATAGTGACGTAGTCAATACGGCTTGAGTAACTGCCTGTATACCCGCCGCCAAACAGTCCACGGGTACTGTTAGAACAGCCCCCTATGCTATCGCGTGCAACTGTGAGATCACCAAAGTCTGTGGCTAACTGTTGTGTAGCATAAGTGACGTAGTCGATGACGTTGGAGTAGTTTGCTCCGTAGCCGCCACCAAACAACCCACGGGTACTTGAGGAGCAGCCGGCTAAACCGGCGCGTGCAACTGTGAGGTCACCAAAGTATGTGGCGTTGCCAGTAGAGGCAATATCAACGTAGTCGATAAGAGTTGTTGTTGCGTAACCACCGCCAAACAGCCCGATGTTGCTACTGGAGACGTCGACAGAAGCTTGAACAGCAGGAGTGCTTGAGGAACAGGCGGCTAAGTTGCTGCGTGCGACTGTAAGGTCACCAAAGTCTGTGGCGTTGCCTGTAGTAGCAATAGTGACGTAGTCGATGACGTTTGATGAGGTGCCACCACCGAACAGCCCACGGGTGCTGTTGGAACAGCCGGCAAGGGTGTCGCGTGCAATTGTTAAGTCGCCAAAATCTGTGGCATTGCCAGCAGAGGAAATTGTGATATAGGCGATGACATTAGTCATACTACCTGTATCACCACCACCAAACAGCCCCCGTGTAGCAGATGCAGCGGCGGCCACTGTGTACGTTCCTGCAAGCAAATCTCCAAAATCAGTGGCGTTGCCTGTAGCGGCAATAGTGACGTAGTCGATGACGTTAGAGTACGAACCGCTAAAACCCCCACCAAACACACCACGTGTAGCTGAACTACAGCCCGCAACGCCATAGCGTGCAACTGTGAGGTCACCAAAATCAGTGGCGTTGCCAGTAGAGGCAATAGTGACGTAGTCGATGACGTTGAAGTAACCACCTGAATATCCGCCACCAAACAGCCCACGGGTGCTTGAGGAACAGGCGGCCAAACCAAGTCGCGCAACTGTAAGATCGCCAAAGTCTGTGGCGTTACCTGCTGTTGCTACGGTTACGTACTCTATGGTGTTGTTACCTGTAGAGCCACCGTCAGAGGAACCGCCCCCAAACAACCCACGGGTGCTAGACGCACATGCAGCCAACTTTATGCGTGCAACAATCAAATCACCAAAATCAGTGGCATTGCCAGTAGTGGCAATGGTGACGTAATCAATGACGTTAGACGTACTACCTGCAAGTCCACCACCAAACAATCCACGGTCAACGGGGCCGGGAGGGGCAATTACAGGCCACAAGTTCAACCCTGCAGCTTGGAACTGCGAAGCAAGCGTCCATACACCGGAGTAATTAGGCATTATTGAAGTCCTCCGTGACCTGAACTACAGGCGGCTAAGTACGCACGTGCAAGTGTGAGATCGCCAAAGTCTGTGGCGTTACCTGTAGAGGCAATAGTCACGTAGTCGATGACGTTGGAGAAACCCGCGTCTGTACTGCCACCACCAAACAGTCCACGGGTGCTTGAGGAGCAGGCGCCTAAGCCGTAGCGTGCAACTGTGAGGTCACCAAAGTCTGTGGCGTTGCCAGTGGAGGCAATAGTGACGTAGTCGATGACGTTGGTTGTCGGGGAGCTGCCACCACCGAACAGGCCACGGGTGCTTGAGGAACAGCCGGCTAGGTTGGAGCGTGCAACGGTCAAATCACCAAAATCAGTGGCGTTGCCTGTAGAGGCAATAGTGACGTAGTCGATGACGTTGGAGTTAGCGCTTATATACCCACCACCAAACAGTCCGCGGGTGCTTGAGGAGCAGGCGGCTAAGCTGTGGCGTGCAACTGTGAGGTTGCCAAAGTTTGTGGCGTTGCCAGTGGTAGCAATAGTCACGTAGGAGATAGTGCCTAAGCTACCGTATGAATAGCCGCCACCAAATAAACCCCGCGTTTCATTTGAGCAGCCAGCTAAATCGTTGTATGAAAGTGTGAGATCGCCAAAATCTGTGGCGTTGCCGGTAGAGGCAATAGTGACGTAGTCGATGACGCTAGACGCACTACCTGTATACCCACCACCCCAAAGCCCACGGGTGCTTGAGGAACTGCTGGCGAAGCTGTTGCGGGCAACAGTTAAATCGCCAAAGTCTGTGGCATTGCCAGCAGAGGCAATAGCCACGTAGTCGATGACGTTTGAGCGTCCGCCTGTATACCCACCACCAAACAGTCCACGGTCGGGGTTTGATGCAGGTGTTGTGATCGGGGCGGCTAGTGTGTAAGGGCCGGGGCCGTAGCTGTTAAGCGCCCAGACTTGGAATGTGTATGTGGTCGACCCAGTAAGCCCAGTTACTGAAATAGGTGAAGTCGCATTTGTGCCGTAGGCACCCGTCGCAGGGTCTCCTGCGGCATAACCTGTGACGGCTCCACCACCCGTGTCAGTTGGCGCTGTAAAAGCAACAGACGCCGTTGAAGACGTCGATGCCGTGGCAATAACGTTAGTGGGCGCGTTGGGAACGCGCAGCGGGTCAATGCTGCTGGAGATGAGACCAGCGAGACGGCGAAGCGACATGGCCCACCGTCCTTAATTCAGCTCTTCGTAGCTGATGGTATAAGTGATCTTGCTGGCAGTACCTGAAGTCACAACAATGGACTTGTCCTCTTCCAGATAAATCGCCGTGGTCTTGTCAACCACAATCAGCGAAGCGTCTGCAGGAACAGCCACTGTCGACACGATTGTATAAGAAGTGCCCGATCCAGCCGCTGCAGTATTGATTGCCACCGTGCAGTCAACAGCGTTTGTGCCATCGACGTTGGAAGCAACGATCTGGTTGATCTTGAAGACCTTGCCAGACGAAGCCGCATTGGCAAGCAACACGTTTGCAGTAGTGTTCGCGGGCGTAGCGTACGCCGTCTTGCCGTAAATCGTTGATACGTTAACAATGTTTGGCGCAGCCATGTCTACCCCTTAGAAACCAAAAATCATCGCCATTGCGATGGATTTGCCTGTTGTAAGACCGGGATTGAAATACGACAACGAATTCCATGCAGTAGAACCGTCACCGATCTTCATGTACCCAGTATTTGTCTCGTACCCAATCTCGCCTTGAGCAAGTGTTGGGTTTGCAGACGTCCAGTTTGCCGCTGTGTCACGACGAACCTGAATAATGTCAGCCACTTGCGTTACCTCCGTCAATAACCTGAGCAGCGGTGTAAACAGATGTCGCCACGCCACCATCCACGTTCATGCTGCTAGAAGCAGCTGAGGCGGGAAACGTCACAAAAACGTCCTTTGCACCCGCGCTGAAATTGACCAAGTTGCCCGAATTGCTCGAAGACAGTACTGTGTCACGGCTCAGCGTTGTGCCAGAAGACGTGTAGGTACCAACACCGACCTCCCATTCGGAAGTGCCAGCGATGGTGTAATAGGTCGTGTTACCGTTGCCAATAACACTGAAAGAGCGAAAGCCGGTTTGTGCCCCGGCAAGCGTGATGGTGCCCGTACCTGTAGAGGTGGTAGTTTCCTTGACACGATCTGCAAGTACGAGCGCCATGATATTAGACCTTTACCAGATCTTCTTCTTTGAACCAGCGTTGTTGAACGCCGTTGCCGTCGGTGTACTCAACCAAATATTGAAGTTCACCGTCTTGATTCACAGCCAGTTGCAGCACGGTGCCTTGAGGGGCAGGTGCAGCCACTTTAACTGTGTCAGCGAGTTTGAAGCTAGCAGCCATTTTCTACTCCTTAAACGGAAGCGGTGTAGGTCACGTTCAAAGTGTCGCCGCTCACAACAGAACGGTTACCACCAGTGAAGTTACCAGCAGAGTACAGAATACCGGAAGTACCACTCTTGGTGCTGCTGGTAGTCATGAACGCGCCAGCGATAGTGGCCGTGCCGCTGATGTTAAAGGCTGTAGAAGTAGTGGACTTCGAGCCAGACGATGCGCTGTTCCAAGTAGGAGCAGGACGGGTTGCGTTGCTGTAAGCCACGCTTTCAGACCAACCAGAGTGCGACGACATAGAGTCACCAGCAGCATAGGTAGGAGAAGTGGCGCCATCAACCAAGCCCAAGTACCAAGCGGCAGTGTAGCTGGAACCTTCAAAATACTTGTCGAGCAAGTCGTTTTTACCGACTGTCACAACGAGGTTCTTGATGGTGTCAGTCCACTTAACTTGGCCGTCTTCACCAATACACTCAACGGTGTAGGTGCCGGTTACATGAAGTTGCTCATCTTGCCCTGCAGAGCGCGCAACAGCGGCTCCTGAAGCATCAATGGCGGACAGTTTTTCGGTTTGCATAGAAATGCTCCTTAGTCAATGCGCAGTATAGCGCTAGTTGCGGTTGCAGAGGGGAACTCAACAGTGAAATTGGTCATGGTCTTGTCAGAGCCAAAATCAAGCACAATCACTGCTGCATTGCTCTTGGAGCTATTGTAGATAAGAGCTCCGCGGGCTGTCAACGCAGCATTGAATACTGCGCTATCAAAGGACACGAACGCTGTGGTGCCCGAAGCCTGCGGATCAGGGTTCACAGTAAGGGTGATGCCCCCAGCTGTATAGCCCGTACCACTCACTTCGCCACTGCTCGTGTACTCTGAAGTGTCGGCGTTTAACGTGGCCTCAGCCGTGTACAACGCCATTTTGAACGTATCAGTTGTGAAATCATGCACGCCTTCCAAGAGTTCTTTCTTGAAGCTTGTGCACATGGTTTGAAATATCGCCATCGTCTTACCTCATCAGACCACTGGCAGGCGAACCTGCGAGCTGCGGTAGACATCTTGTCTGTCCATACCGTCCCCAAGACGTTTGGCCAAACCAAGGGCTTCTTTGTACTTCTCGTCGTACAGCTTGATCAAATCAGGCTCACCCTTCATGAAGGTGTATGCCTCAACCAGCGAACCGTACAACAGCACTGTATCAAAGTTATCTCCCAACCACGACTCATTGGTCTGAACGATTGAATCGGGATAGAAGAAATAGTGCAACTCCAGCATGTATGCGTCATCTGGAGTGGGGCCCAACATGAACACCAACTCGTTCTGGTTCACGTAACGAGGCCCGTACAGCCCGTAGTAGCGGGGCAACCCTTGATCGTTAGGGTTGGGGTACATCTGGCGCATGAAGCTAATGTCTTTGTTGAGCAAATACTCATATTCTCCAGTAGCGGGATTGATCACCGCCATGGAGTACGACGCCAAAAAGTTGTTGGGGCAAGCCAGATAGGTGTTACCCGCGATCGTGTAGCCTGTCACGTTACGGCGCAAAGCCGGGAACTGCACCGAGTTGTAAATACGCTCTTCAGCCTGCTTAACAAAGACAGGAATATTCGCTACGAAATCTTGTTCGTAGTTTTCTGTGTAAGCCTGTATGGCTGCGCGCAGCTCAGCGTAGGTCATGGCTCACCTCACGCCATGGGGCCGCGAGCGTAAATACCTTTAGTGGCAGCGCCTGTGCCACGGATTTTTGTCATGCCGCCTTTGGCGAGCTTGGTCTTGGGCTGGCCTTTGTGCAAATTGGCTTCGTGCTTGTTCACGGCCTTCTGCATCATGGCTTTGTCCATCTTGACATCAGTATGTTTCTTCGTTGCCATTTTTGGCTCCTTATGAACTGGTAACCGTTACTGTACCAACATTTCCAGCTGCCACCAAGGTATTTGGCGTCAACTCAATGTCAAAAAATCTCGATCCACCCACCGGGTTCCAACCCCACTGAATGTCTCGGCTGCCGCCAGACAGGTTGCCTGCAGCGTTTGTACCAGATACATAGTAGCTGGTGTCTTTGCGAGGGTTTCGCACGGCTTGCGGGTCCTCAACCGGGAACTCGCCCAAATGTAACTGAGGGTGATCTGGATCCCAGCACTCAGGGCACACAAGCGCATTGAATACCTTGCCCTTGATGATCTCTGTCTTCAGGTCTGTGAGCTTGTACTGCTGCCCACAACGATCGCACATGGCGATCGAGTTCTTACCTGAAGCAAATCTATTTCCCATGCTCAGCCAATATACATCTGACGGGGCACGAACCGATCCGCTGCTTTTTCACGGTCTTCCGTAGCAGCGGCTTCCCAAGCCTCATCGTATTGCATTTTCAGCACTTCCAAACGCGGCAAAGCGTTGGGCAGCTTCAAAGACAAATAGTACGCAAGTCCTGCCACAAGGCAGGGCAAGAAACGGAAAGGCACATCCATTGTGTTTGTACCCGAACCCGCATCTTGGATGCGACGCAGTCGCCAATACACAAACGTATAAGGCTGGCTGTCATCGGGAACGGGCCAAACCGTGATGGTAGGCGTTGTGGTCCTACGGTCAATATAGACCTGAATAGGGCGGGCTTGTTGCAGCTTGTTTGGGATCGTGGAGTACGTCGACACGCTGATGCGTGTGATGTTCAAATCGGCCTGCGTAGCAGCCGTTCCAGCCCCAGTACGAATGACGTGTTCAAGCAAATCAACAGTGTCCGAGGGCAAGTTGTATGTGGCAGTACCTGCAACCAAAGGGATAGACCCCTGATCAATGGTCCACATATTCACACCACGGTTGGCCCAATCAGCAAACAAAAGGTTAAGCGAACGACGTGCAGTTCGCAAGTCGTAGCCTGTACGCATCTCGTTGCCGGTGCGCTCAAATGCTTCTTCAACAATGTCCGCTAGGTCAAGGTTAAAGGTCGCTGTTCCTGATGTGGCCATTCACCCACCTCATTTCATTTTTTTCAGGGTCTGCGCCAAACGGGCGCGTTGCCCCAACTTTCC